AGACACCTTCCGAGCCTCGCAGGACATGTACTCAACGGCAATCGAGAACGGGTCTGTGACAATCGACGGCAATGAGCTGTTCAAGCAAGCAAAGGCACTACAGGCGTTCAACGACATCCACGGAAAGCTCACGGGGACTAATGTACAGAAGATCGTTGTCGAGCATCGCACGACACTGGACGAAGCTGAAGCGTACGCACGCGAGATGCTGTCTGGCATGCAAGAAGCGGAGATCATAGACTAACATGAAGTGGACAGTACACCCTATCCTCACGGCCCCTACGCCTGAAGCCATCAAGAAGCTCTGCTTCAACGAAGACGGCAGTTCTAAGCCAGAAGGTCTGAAGACGCTCATAGAGATGCACAGGCAGCACGAGGAGGCAATTGCAAACGCTGATGCTGACCCGCTGAACTTTGGTGTGTCGCTAGAGGGCTGGGTGTATGCCGACGAGATGTTGGATAAGTACGACACTCTAATGGTGTTTGGTGGTAACCGTAGCTCAAAGACCGAGTATGGCGCTAGGAGCGTCGTGAAGGCTGCCTTGGAGAACCCTAAGTCTATCATCGTCTGTTTCGCGCAGGACGCTGACGCATCCATCAGGACGCAGCAATCGGCTGTCTACCGCTATCTACCGCCAGAGTTCAAGCAGAAGACCAAGGGCGTGCTAGAGTATTTGAACTACACCGTAAAGAACGGCTTCACTGGGCAGTCATTCATCCTACCCAACGGCTCGCAGGTGCTATTCCACACCTACAGCCAGTTCATCGCCAACCGAAGCAAGTTTGAGGGTCTAGAGCTAGGTTCAAAGGCTCCAGAGTGGCATAACATCGGCCTGTGGCCAGACGAGTACCTAGAGGACGGTGATCTGATACGCACCATGCGATTCCGCCTAGCTACACGCGATGCCAAGATGATGCTTACGTTTACGCCCATTGATGGCTATACACCATTCGTGGCAGAGTTTTTAAAGGGAGCAGAGACAAGGAAAACGCGCAAAGCACCACTGCTGGATGGGGAAGAAGTACCTGTTACTCAATACAGTCCAGAGAAAGACGCTGGAATTGTGTACTTCCACTCAGAGTTCAATCCGTTCGGCGGATATGAGCGTATTGCTAAGGAGCTAAGGCACAGCACGCGGGACGAGATCCTGACCCGTGCGTACGGTGTTCCAGTCAAGAGCATGACATCTCTGTTCCCCCTCTTCAGCCAGAACGTTCATGTACTCTCACATGATGCCTTCCCCGATATCTCGGACAAGGCAAAGTTTACCAGCTACCAAGTGGTCGACCCAGCTGGCGCTCGTAACTACACTAGCCTGTGGGCTGGGGTTAGTGGCATTGGATCCGACACATCCGTCTACATCCGCAGAGAGTGGCCAGATCGCAAGACGTATGGTCCTTGGGCTGAATTTGGTGATCCACACTGGAAGTTTGGTCCAGCATCCAAGAAGCTAGGCTATGATGTTGTCGGATATTGTAAGCTTTTCTCCGACATTGAGAAGGAACTGGGAATTCATCCGACATTTGAGCGCATCGGTGACTCCCGCTTCTTCGCTAACGAGAATGCCGACAACACTGACTTATTTGACCAGTTCTCCGCACACGACTTCCACTATGTGCCATCCATGGGTTCAAAAGAGGAGCAGGGACTTACTGCCATCGACGACTGGTTCAGCTACAACCCTAATCTGCCCATCGACGCAGCCAACAAGCCCCGCGTCTACATCCACGAAGACTGCGGCAATCTAATCTATGCCATCATCAACTATGGCGCTCAGGGCAAGAAGGACGAGGCACTCAAGGACTTTATCGACTGTATTCGCTATTTGCGAACAGCGAATCACGGTCACGGACCAGAACACTACTCTAATGGCAAACTCAAGGTGCTCGTTAGCTCAGGCGGGTACTAATCATGGCACGCTCTTGGATAGTCAAAAAAGTAGAATGGTGGAAGCACTTAAAGTGGCGAAAGCGCGATCAGAGCAAAAAAGAACGCCAGCAATCTAAAAAAGACATAAACTCACATAAACTCACATAAGCTCACATATCATGACAGAATCAGAACACGAAACATGTACCACAATAGCTGAACAGCTAGGTAAACCATACACGCCAATGGCAATTGGCAAGCTACGAGCGTCCGTCTGTCTCCCAGCGGACCTAGACGGAAAATACATCCTGCCCACTGGCGTGCTGAAGATCATGGCACAGATCAAGGGTGAGATCGACATTATCGAGGAGGCTGCTCCAGAAATCGTCACGGTGAAAGTCATACACCACCAGACTGGCAACACTCGCGTTATCTTTGCCGAAGATCCAGACACACGCCGCAAGATCCGCGTATCGGTCCCAGCGAAGTGGAAGGATATCATCAATATGGCTGGCAAGCGCCTCAAGGTTAATAAAGTTTATAGCGATGGGGTCGCTTATTATCGATACCCTGCAAAATAAGAAGTTCATATCCGACAACGTCAACGCTTGGGCTACCATCGACCTAATTAGGCGAAATCGGGAGAGTGGAGTAATCCCAATGTCCGACGAAGAATGGTGCGACGCACTTGGCTACGGCGACGATTCACTGGAGAAAATCATCAGTGCAATCAAGTCTAGGCGAGTGGGGTTGACTCGCAGTTTATAATGGCGGAATAGAACACATTACCCCTTACCGATCACATTTGATACACTCACACTAATGGCAACCCTACGGAATCAAGACAGCGACGAGTCTGAAATTTACTTTCAGGAGTTCGATTACGACCAACACAAAGAAACCTTTGATGCGGACGTTGATTCATTGTCTGACTTTATCAAGCGTTGCAGCGACTCTTCGGACATTCGCCATTGTCAGTGGGAGGGTAAGTCAAGCGACCTAAAGAAGTCGGGAGAGACAGCTTTTCCGTTCCAAGGCGCATCCGACACTGAAGTCCACCTTGCTGAGTTCCACATTGCCTCGCAGGTAGCCATCAACGAAAACGCACTGCGTAAGTCGACCATCAAGGCATACCCGCGCACGATTAAAGACGTAGCACGCTCGGCAGAGGTTACAGCATTCATGCGTTGGTTGCGTGATGCTGGTATCAAGGATTTCTGGCAGCAAATGGAGAAAGCCGACAACTATGCACAGGAGAAGTCCCTGCGTGTAGCATATTGCGACTACCGCTCCCCGACGAAGCGATCATACGAGAAGATCTTCGACCTAGAAGAGATCCAAAAGAGCTTTCCAGACCAAGCAGACGACTACATCGAGATCCTTGCAGACGAAGACCGTGTAGAAGAGGCACTTGAAGTGTTCAACTCAATCCCAGGTTGGGAAATCAACGAGAAGCGCGTCAAGAAGGCACTCAAGCAGCTACGTAAAGAAGGAGTTGCCAATATCCCCGTCACTATCGAAGACCAAGGCTACCCAGTCCTACAGGTTCTGTCCCCAGACGAGGAATTCTTTGCCCCTAGCTACACAACAAATTTTAACGAAGCCGTTCGTTGCCACATCCGCAAACCCATGACATCCCAAGAGATCCTCAGCCGCGTAAGCAGCGAGGGCTGGGACATGGAGTGGGCAGAGTGGGCAGTAGAAAACGAGCGCGGCACACTTAACGCCTTTCGTACAAGCAGCACAATCCCCAATCCTCGACAGCCGACTTCCTTAGATGAAGACCGCGACCTGATTGATGTTGTCTTTACATTTGAGCGTTTAATTGACCGAGATGATCTAGCCGAGGGAATATACCTCACAGTCTGGTCTCCCGAGTTTGGCGATAACGATGGACAGGTTCCTCCGTTCGCCAAGCGCACGCTGCTCAGTGGCCTGCGCCAATTGCCTTTCATCGTGCAGTCACGTAGTTACGACGCACGTACCCTATACAGCGCCCCGACAGTTCCTGAGCTGCTGAAGGCAAGCCAGAAGAACCAGAAGGTTCTCCGAGACGCAAACATGGACAACTCGGCTTACGAGGTGAGTCCTTCCCTGTTAGCGCCGCCAACGTGGGATCACGGTCGTCCAGGTCCAGGTGGTGTATATGCCACGCGCACTGGTCAAGCTCCGTCATATCTGCAACGTAACACGAACTTCGGCGCTGTATTTAATTTAGAGAAAGAGATTGTCTCCGAAGCAGATCGCCTTGTTGGTCACGATCCACAAGATCCTATTTCACAGGAAATGCAACGTGCCTCGATCAATCGCCACCTAAGCTTTGCGCAGGACGTTCTAAAGCTGGTCTACGAGATGTATAAGCTCAAGGGACCAGACGAGCTGTTCTTCCGCATCACTGGTCGCCCAGAGCCTGTTCAGTTCGTCAAGAACGCAGACGAGACAGAGATGGATGTATGCGTAAGCTTTAACACGATGTATGACGATCCAGAGAAGATGGAGAAGATGTCACGCACCATTATCCAAGCAGCACAGCTAGATACTTCTGGTCGTGTGAACAATGAGGCTGTTGTTGACTTCCTGCTCACTATGGCTGACCCAATGGCCGCTGAGACTATCTTGCTACCTGCTGAAGTTGGCACTGACAAGATCAAGAACGAAACACTGTCCGATATCGCTCAAATGTCCGCTGGTATTGCCCGCGCTCCTGCCGCTAATGCTGCTGAGCTACGCATGCAGGTTGTTACCGAGTACGAAGGCGAGCAGCAGCAGATCCAGCAGTCTGGTCAAGTGGAGTCTATCCTATTGAGCAACCCTCAGTTCGTGTTCCTACTTGGTCAATACAAGAAGCAGCTTGAGATGGCGATCATGCAGAAGAAGAACGGATCTGAGTTTGGTATCTACGGAACAGAGGCAGCAAGTGTTGGCAACATGTCGACGCAGAACCTAGAGGGAGGACAATAACGTGAATTTTACTGAATTTAAGAAGCATCTTAACGATAATCCAGAGATTGGTCGCTGCCTGTACGAATACCTAGAGGATCGACGCGACCAAATGCTGTCACAGAACTGGTACTCCCCCGACAAGTATCTCGGGAACAAATGCCAGACAGTTGCACAGTTTCTCACAGCAGATCTAATGGAGGAGTTTGACTTCAAGAAGCACTCCCGCAAGGATTAAACAATTTTATAGCAGCCTCCGCCTTGGCTGATTAACCCAATAGGTAGAATATGACAGATACACTAGAAGCGGACATCCCTGATTCCGAAGAAGCAATTCAGGAGAACAAATCACCAGAGCAGCGTCGCCAAGCCCTCCTAGAGGAGCGAATCGCCAAAGCAACTGGTTTAAAAGACGAGCCAGAGCCAGAAACTCCCGAAACCGAAGACGAGGATGATGACGACGAAGATGTCGAAGTCCCCGAAGATGAGGATGAGGATGAAGAAAGCGATGAGGAGTCGGACGTTCCTTCAGATGATGGAGGATTTGACATTGAGGATCTAAGTGAGGAGGAGCTAGAAGCACTTACCCAGCAGGTATCAGCTAAAGCAGGGAAAGCCCTGACGAAAGCACGATTGCAGGACAAAGAGCGGAAAGCGGAGATTGAGAAGCTACAGGCACAGGTGCAGGAATTATCTGCAAATGTTGTTACTAGCGACAATCCATTCGCCAACATCAGATCAGTAGAGAGTGCGGATAACGCGATCAAGCAGTCGGAGGTCAACATTAAAGGTTGGAACCGCAAGCTGATTACGGATCGGGTTGAACAATATAACGACAGGACTGGTGAAGACGAGTCGGGAGTTATGTTTGGCAACCAGTTCATGTCCGTAGAGCAATTACTCAATGCCATTGACAGGGAAGAGGAGAAGCTAGAACCATTACGTAATCGCAAGGCGGAGATCAAAAAAGTCTCAGAAACGCTTGGGAATAC